TCTTCTAGGTCATTAAGTACATCGGCTTGATCTTCAAACAAAACTTCGTTGATTAACATTACTTCGCCAATCCCATTTGCTTACGCATTGCGGCTTTGTATGGATTTGCTTCAGCCATCTTTTTCTTTTTCTTCTTACCGTATGAACCTTCAGTTTTTATAGGCTTTGGACTGGATAGTTCGCTAATGATATTGATAAAATGCTCTTGCGACATTTTGCCACTTTCAACCATTTTAAAGAGCTTGTCTTTTTTCTCTAAGAATTCTCTTTCAGCAAGGGCATCGTTCTCCATGTTTGCTAGAGCACTTTCACCTTTAAGTTCTCTGCCTACTGGATTGTCTTCACCTGATTCACTTGCGTCTCCACCAAAGTCGTCCATGTCCATTGCTTCTTCGCCAGCATCGTCACCTACATCATCCATGCCCATATCTGTTGGGGCTGGTGCGGCAACTTTTTCTCCTCTTGCGGCTAGTGTTGCATCTTCAACTGCATTTTTAGCAGTTTTCATTGCATCTAGCAGTGTACCAAGTGCGGAGTCTGCGGCATTGTTATATTGTTCGGCAATCTCAAATCCTACTTGCTCTTTCATTGCGTCTACAATTGGCATCAGTTTCTGGACTTGCATTTCTGCTACGTCTTCTACCATACCTTGCATTTCGTCAACTAGTTCCTGTGCGGCTAGTAATACCTCAGCTTGATCCAAGTCAGCTTCCATCATTGTGCTTTCTTTTTTCATTACCTTCTTATCACTTCTAACTGGTGCAATTTCATTTAAGTATTCATTAATCTGATGTGAGATTAAACCTAGTTTGTTGTACTGTGGATTTTCCCAGTACTTGAGATCGCTCTCTTTGATTGCTGTCATTTTAGCATTTGTTGTATTCAACATTCTGTTAAGTGAATCTGTACTCATCGCAGATAAATTTACATCGTGTTCAAATGCCTGTGATAGTATCTTATTCAACTTTGCTACATTATGTTGACTTGAATTTAAATCGTTTAGATACATGTTTCTATTCCCGTTCCTTATATTGTATTTATAGTTTTTTCAATATTTGTTGTTTCGCATTTTGTAGTCTGTTTTGTGCTTGACTCATCTTAGCCAACATAACATCTTCGTTAATTGCACGTCTTGCCTTGGTCTTATACATATAAACTTCATATAAAGCATTGTTGTAATCAAGGTCTGCTTTTAATAAGTCTTCAACTTTTGCATGTTTATTAAGCATTAAGTTTTTTACAATGCCCATTGCTGTTTCGAATAGTGCAATATCTTTGTGAATAATATTATTATCCTCACAAATATTATAAAATCTTTTTTGTTGACCACCAAAGTTTTGTAGTGTAATATCGATTCTATAATTTTGTACGCTCACACTGTTTTCTGATACTGTTTGATTTATTGCTACGTTGAGATCAATATCGTTTTCAGCACGTTCGGCTACTAATTTGGTAGCTTTGTCTAAGCTGTTTAGCTTTGACAAGATGTCCTGCATTGCTTTTGTTTCTAGATTCATAATTACCTCGTAAAATTATTAATGTTAAGTTTATATGCTACATTTTTTCCGTCTACAGTTCTATCCAAGACGCCTCTGCCTACTAATGTTTGTGCAATATATTGTTCTCTCTCATTTAAATCTTTTTTCTCTAGTAATTCATTGTCATTGAACTTTTCTTCAATGAACTTGTTCTCTCTAACATTGATCCAAGTGTACAATCCACCTTTGGTTACCATTGCTCTCATTAGCCTTGTCCCGTCGGTGCTTGTGGTTGTTGAGGATTTAATAATCTACTAGGTAATCCTGTTGGGATCTTTCTTGCTCGTTTATTGGCAAGTCTTTGTGCTGATCCCATTTTTATATTTTGTTCTCTTCCTTGATCCATAGCTCGGTTACCTGCTCGTTTATTCATGTTCATTGCATCATCTTGTGCATCTCTGCTTTGTGCTACACCACGTTGCATTCCATAACCTGATTCTTTTAGTTTATGACAATCACAATGTTTACAGTCAGGACCACAAGAGCATTCGCTTACAGGTGTTCCACAACATTTTTTACTACACATAAGAACACCGTCTTTAATCCATGTGTCTTTCTTTGTGTACTTGTCGTCAATAATATCCATTATTTTCATGTGATCACCTTCTCTTGTTCAAACGTTTTAGTGCCTTACTAGCTGGATTAAACTTTTTAGTTCTCTGTGCTTTTCGAGCCATCTTCTTACCCATACGAGCTTTAGTTTTTCTTAATGTCATACGAGCTTTCATATTAATTGGAGCACTACATTGACTTGCTTTGCTGACAATTCTACCTGAACGTTGCCCTACGGTACAACGAAATTTACGGACAAGGCTTCTACCTTTTCTTGCCCATATTAGTTGTGCTTCAACCACATCTGTGTTATCAAGCTCGTTTAAGTTCATAATAGTATTTATACGGAAGTTTAACTCATTATCAAGACGATAATAGTTGATAGTATACCTGCTACAACCGTAGCCGCGGCACCTAACATTATTTTATTTGTTGATTGATGGTTTTTGACATTTTCGTCATGCATCCTTCTCATTTCTGAGTGAAGGTCTTTTACTGCTTTTTCTACATTTTCCAAACGTGTTTCCAATCCCTTGTACCTTTCTGCACAAAGATCAACGTGGGCTTCTAAATTGGTTCGTTCAAGTTCTGTGGTTGACATAGTTCTGCTTTTCCTATTGCTACTGCAATTTATATTAGCGTCTAGTTTATGTTTGCCAGTGTTGTTTTTGCCTTTGTCTTTCTTACACTACTACTTATCTGGTTTTCAGTATGGTCAAAAATTTGACAGTTAAGTAAATTTGACGGGTCGAAAGTGTTGGAATTTTGACGGAGCCTGTGTGTGCCAATGTGTGTGCCTTTACTAGAGATATTTAGCGTACATCGGTGTGCTTTTTAAAGCACACGTTAACTGGACCAACTGTTTCAAAGCACTTGCTACTAATTTCGGCAGTCTCTTCTAAACCAGTGTATATGGGTATTCCGTTGCAATCAGCTAATAAGTTGTTCATATTCTCTATTGCACCCCCATGTTCGATACTAAACTGTAATTTCCATACTGTATGTAGTCCTTGATACTGTTTTCCGAAGCCAAATTTTACTACATCTTGTGCCATTAACGGCAAAACTTCAATGTCCAATGGCTGACTACGCAAGCCTATTGTTTGTATTAGTGTGTTTAAGTTCTGTTGTTGAAAGAAATGTAATTTGTTTCTTTGTATCTTAGTTTCATTAGTATTAGAAATGTCGACTAACGTATATGCAACATAGTTGGTCATTTACCGCTCGTTGGATCGCTCTTAGTAAACCTTTGTCGTTTATTATCAAAACCTGATAAGCCCATTTTGCCAATTGACTTACCAAGTGCATAACCACCAACAGCGGCGGCACCAATTGTTGCCATCTTTGCAAGTGTATCAGCACCACGCATTTTAGGCGCACCTTCTGCGTTGTGTGCATTCTTAGCTTCAAGTCCTTGACTTCTACTCATATCTCTGATGTAACTGTACAGCTCACTACGCAATGCTTTCATTCTAAAGAACTGTAACATTCTTGTAATTACCAATTGTTTTTGCATTACGTTTAGTCTTGGCCAATCTTGTGCCAATCTCCTAATGCTTCTATAGTTACTGTTTTGTATATCCAAGTCACGTTCTAGTTTCATAAAGAAACTAGGCACACTCATCGGTTTTCTGCCAGCTTTGATTGTGTTTAAGAATGCTTTAATTTTTGTTTCATTAAAATCTAGTCTTGAGTTTTGTAATTGGTTTTTGTCACCTGCATCTGCCATACCGTTTTTTACGGCTGTGAGTGCAACATTGAGATCAGTACCACTAGCTCTATATGTGTTAAAGTTTCCATATGCCATTGTACGTTTTGCATAGTCTTGTGCTACAGGAGCAAAGTCGTATTCATTACTGAGTATGTATAGTGCGAGCATATTCATCATTGCAAAGTCAGCCATATCTCTAGCATTACTACCTTCTACACGACTCTTGCTTCTGAACATTCTACTTTCCATTATATCACCAATAAAACCATACTGTGACTTTGATTCTTCAGACATTGTATGTCCTCCTTCGATCTCTGACCATTGTTTTGCTGTGTACTTTTGTTCCATAATACTATTTATATCCTAACTCACTTAGTGACTTGCCCCATTTTTCCATTTCAGTTGCAGGAAATCTATGAGCATAATATGTGTAGTCATTTTGCCATACGAAATGATGTTCGGTAATTTTTTGTAAAAACATTTCCCATCGTATCTGAATTGTCCCATCAGGATCTATATATGTTGGCTTATTATTATTGTCTATAATTACATTACCTGGTACACCATCAGCATGAAAAAATATCGGTTCACAGCAATGTATATCTCTTTTGCCATGAAAATCAAAGTATCTTTTGTATAATGCTGTTCTATGTGTAAAACAAATATACCATAAATTATCAACGGTTGTTGTTGGAGTTTTAGCATAGTCGTTAAACATCATACCTTCAACTTTGTCCATAACAATTACACCATCATCAAAACTGTGTACTTTTACAAAACACGGATTGTCCTTTTGAAACCTTTCATAGCGTTCAAAATTAAAAGCATCTGGTGCAGTCTTTTTAATGATGTAGTTACCATCTTCATAGACTTCTCTATTATCTTTTTTGTGTATTAATTTAATTTGTCTAGTTCCTATGAGCTCTGAGCAAGTAGTGATTAAACCACTCGGTATTATGTTCATTTATCTTTAAGATAAATCGATCCCATGTCTCAAATCTAAAACTGTCTGGATCTATAAACATAGGTTTATCTCCTTGCATGATTAAATTGGCATGCTTTGCATCACCGTTAAAGAATATATGTTGATTTGGATCTATATAATCAGACCCTGCAAAGTCAAGAAAGTTTTTTACTGTTTCATTTCTAAACTTAACACACACATTCCATAATTGATCTTTGGTAGCGTATTGATGAAATTCGTCCCATGTATGTCCTTCAATTTTATCCATTACAATAACATCGTCTTCATAACTGTATACTTTTACACACCAAGGATATTCTAGTTGAAAACGCTTGTAAGTTTCAAAGTCAAACGCATTGCGAGATCTAAACTCATTGGGCAAAGTTTTTTTGACTATATAGTTGCCATCTTCATAAACTTCTTCTTTATGTGTTTTTCGTATAAGTTTAATTGGGCGTCCATCTATGTCTAGGAACCAATTTAATTTTATCCCTAGTTGCGACATAGCCTTCACCGCCACGTTCACCGCCTGTTGTAGCAGTAACATCAGCACCTGAGTTATCTAATTGATCAATAAGATCATTTTTCATATTTTGTATTTTAACAACAAGATCCAATATAGCATTAAGACCTTTATCATCTCCTGCCATAAGTTTTGCTTGCTGTCCTTGGCTGACCTTGCTGGTTTTTAGCCAATCATAAAATCCTGTCCTGAGTTGGTCTAACTTACCTGCTTTGGTCATTTGGTTAACATAGTTATAGAGTATTGCATCTTTTCTACTCAGTCCCTGTTCCGGCTTTAACCAATTGTCTATTATTTGTGCGTTCGCATTTGCCGTACTAACTATATCCTGAACTGCACTTGTATCAACTTTGGGTTGATGTGTTACATATGTTTGCCCTAGTACAACTACCGCATTACTATTGATACTCTTTGTGTCTTTGATTGGAGTACCTGTCTTATCTCCAAATGCATCATGGTATGTGTGTACCACTACACCCAATGTACTGCCCGCTATACGCTTGCCTAAAGCACTTGCAGGGTCAACAGTGTATGTAACTTTGTTAGGTGTAAACTGTAAGCCCTCTTGTGAACTTGTTACGGGCTTGCGTGGAGTATACAGTAAGTCACCGTATACATATCCCTTCATGTCAGCTGGTGTGTTTGCTTCTAGTATCTCAAACACTCCTGCCATTTCTCCAGCAAAGTCTTTACGCCAATCTTCGCCTTTGCCTGTATTCATAATAAAGTCTTGTAGTTGTCCACTACTGGTTGTTTTGTTTTTGCCCCAACCATTTTTACCAGTCATTACAAATTGACCGTCTGGTTCTCTTCCCCAAAATATAGTTGGATTGCCGTCCCACTTGATGCTAACATCTTTGGAATCTTGTCCTAGTCGTGTTAGTATCTCTGCGGCTTTGAGTGCGCCTTTGCTACCTTCAAATGTAACTAGGTCTTCTAAATGATTGTACTCTCTACCTTTAGTGGTAGCTTCAGTTAGAAATTGATTTGCTCTCATTACTCAAGCTCTTTCCAATTTGGATCACTACGCAAATCTGCTAGCAATGCATCACCTTTTTCTTTACCCAATGCCGCCACAATAGCTTCGACACTGCCTATATCTTTTCCTGAGGCATTAGGGCCTAATAATGTTCTTGCTATCTCATCGATATTACTAGATATTAAATCAGCTTTCTTACCATTTGCATCTCTGCTAAACAATCCTTGGTAAGGTGACCATAACATGTTTTGGTCCTTTGCTAATTTAGCAAGTGTAATCATTTTGTTTACACCTTTGAATTTGCTACCTTGTGGAATACTGTGAGTATGAAACTTTGCCGCATTCTCTGCATTAGGTACAACCATAATATCTATTTGGTGTGTTTGCCCACCATCGGGTACTTCAACATGTACACTGGTACCACTTTGCCCTGTATTAAATCCTGCTAGGTCAAATACTTGTCTTAGCTTTTTTCTAATAACTGGATCTTTTTGATCTTCCATATTAAAGTGTTGCTTTAGTTGATCCATATCAACTATCATATCTAAGTCACCGCTTATTTTTCCTTTGGTAGGTGTTGCACCACTGCCAATTGGAATAGCCTTGCTTCCTGTCTTAGCAAGCACACTGTTGATTTGTTTCATTAGTGCTGGAATCTTAGCGTGGTCAAAGCTCACACTATCCGGAAAGATATTGCCGCCTTCTTTGAGTTTTGCTAGTAAACTCTTGCCTTTGCGGCGATTTTTGCGACTACCACGCTTTAAACGTTTTTTAGTACCGCTTAGTATTTCTTTGATCTTCATTTACTTTTCCAATACCACGAGCGAACTTTTTAGGATCCTTTGTTCTGATTGCATTTATTAATCGTTTGTTCAAATCCGATGCTGTTTCAACATCGAAGCTTTCGTTTATTAAATTTATCAAATTTATAGCAGTTTGAATAACTTGCTGTCCATTGGACTCAACAACATGCTTAGTGTCACGCTTAGGTGCCATTGCATTTATTTCTTCCAAAATTGATCTTGTTTTACGCTTCATCTTAGTAGTATTTAGTAAATATCATTGCTGGAGCATTGGTGACTAGCACTTATGGCAGTTGCAGGGAGATTATAATGAACATAGGACCCATTAACAATAAGAGCAAAATCATCAATGGCATGCAAACACAAATTACAGGCAAAACACAGGCTCATACTAATGACTCACTTTTTATACACCGTGTTTGTAGTTCAACATAACAAATAATAAAGGATAAGGTACACAGCACCTTTGCTTCAGCAATTTTCTTTTTAAAAATATTCAAAGTTCTGACAATCCTTATGTATACCAATGTTAATAGCACCATTGCGTTGATGGAATCTAGTTGCTGTTTGAGTAAGTGGACTTAGTGTAACATATCGTTCTACCATAGGTTTTTGAGACTTTACTAAATCCAGAGCCTGCATAATAATTTCTCTACCAGCACCTTTATTGTAACTCCATACAGTATAAAATACTGCTACGTCTAAACCCGGAGTACTCATGTCTTTTTCACATTTTGGTACTTCGTCTGTGTATGCTACACAAAGCACTGCATCAATATCTCCGTTGTTATCCAACACAAATACTTCTCTACCGTAAGAAGTACGCCAGTCGGCTTTGATGTGTGGTCTAACTGGATCATTTCGCAAATGTTTTTTAAGTTCTTTTCTAGTTGCTATTCTGATCTTCATTAATCTGCTTTCCTCAATAAGCTCTTTAGTCTATCTGTTGCATCTACTTGTAGACTTGCATCCATATTATTTTCTGTAACACTTACGCCTGCCGGTGCTACACTGCTTTTTGTTTTTAATTTTTGATAAATGCTAGTTGTACTTGTATCTTCTTGTTCGTCCTCGTCTAAGTCTTCAATACGCAAACTATCTATGTTAAATTTAAGATCCAGCTTTTGCCCAACACCACTACTACTTCTGGTTTTCATAAACTGTATCTGCACTCGACCACGCTCACGCATTGCCCTACTGCTAAAAATACCAATCAAATTGTCTGCTGTATTAATCTTACTTATACCACCTGCAATGTGGCTATGATCAAATTCAATCTCATCAACTGCACTACGATTCAACTGCGAAGCAGTAACAAACAATATGCCCAATTCAATTGCTAGATTACGCAATTCTTCACTAACAAATTTGTCTTTAATAAATTGGTCATTTGGATTTACTTTTACTGTAATTGGCATCATAAGATCCAAGTAGTCAACTAATAGTGCATCTACCTTAATGTTGTTTTGTATTTGGAACTCTTTGAGATATGCTCTAATATCATTTACTGTACAACCATTTTTCATTTGTACAATCTGTAAACCGCCTGCCTTTTTACTTGCCATTTTAACACGCAACTCTACATCACTTGCATTTTTCATTACGTCTTTGGTACCCATACCAGTAAGCATAGCATCCAGTCTCATACTACACAGTTCTTCACTAAGTTCTAAACTAATGTATACAACGTTCTTTCCTTGCAATGCCCAGTTCAGTGCCAAGTTTTGCATAAACAAACTCTTACCACTACCACTACCTCCTGCAAAGATATTAAGCTCACCTGTATTAAATCCACCATACAAAAACTTATCAAATGTCATCCAGCCTGTACTGTTTTGACCTCTACTGTCTTTGATTGTTTGTATACGTCCTGCTGGATCTTCCCAATAGTTTGTACCAAAGTCTTTAGCTAATCCAATTTCTGTTGCGGCTTTGATAATACCTTCTACTGTGCCATACTCTTTGTTTTCAAGTTTATCAGCACTTTGTAGTATTGCCGCTTCTAGTGCTTTGTGTCTGCAAAACTGTTCAAAGTTATCCATAAACCAGTTTTTGTGTTCGTCTGTCATTGTTGCTCGAACATCACTTGCGCCAATATTGCCCACTGCATTTACTTGTTCTAGCATGGGGACATCACTATATTCTTCAACATGTTTCTTTATAAAGTCAACAGTATCTCTGAATTGCCTATCAAAGTAACTGCTTTCTAGTATAGCATTACACCGCACAAAAAGATCCTTGTCTGCTAACAAGAAATCAATGTACAGCTTCTGTAGTTCTGTGCTATAATCTTCGCTCATGTTTTTCCTTTACATCTACATTCTGGTAACAGCCAATGCACTGCCGCCATTGCAAGCCACATCCATGTCATCTCACTTAATCCTAACAACATGTTTCCGTGATGCATATCATTGTGCAAATCCAATTGTAAAAAGTATACGCCCAAGCCGGCGAATACAAGTCCTGCTGTCTTATGTGTAAAATTTATCATTACGTTCCTTTATTATACTATCTACATCTTGCTTTTGCAAGTATTTTAATTTTTGTTGCATTTGTTTCTATACTTTCTAACACACTCTTTACAGTAAACAATCTACCATAACGCACGACTGCATCACTGGCATCTTTTATATCATCTTCCCATTCAGGAAAACTTACTGCCCAGCCACGTTTTATTGCTACGTTCACAGTATCCATACCACTTTTATCAAAGTCTGGAAGAAGCACTATTTGTTTATCTAACTCTTCTATTATTTTACATTGTATATTGTTTGGTGTATTACCTGCTAGTGCCACACCTCCCATTTGTAGTGCATCAAACTGTCCTTCAGTTACAATTATAGTATCATGTGTTTTTTGTGCATCCAAGTTGTATACAAAGTTCTTGGGCATATTATTATAATACTTGGGCATTGCATCTGGTCTATTGTCAGGACACCATCTTGCAGTATATCCAACTATGTTACCTTTGTAATAAAAAGGTAGTATTATCCTATTTGCAAAATGCATATGAGGTGACCAGTACCAATGTTCATGAAAGTCCATACCTCTTTTCATAACATATGTACAAGCCAATGCAAGTTTATCTAGTTCTTTTTTATCCAAGTCGTCTATAGGATATTCACCAATACGATAACTGTTTGGTGGAAGCTCTATAGTGGGCCAATCAATTTGTACTTTTTGTTCTTTTGCTTTTTCAATATACTGTCCAGCAATGTCGCCTGCTTCTTCTTCACGCAATAGTTCTAAGTTTACTCTTTGTATATCAGCGGGGTCTGCGCCAAATGTAGTTAATAGTTCTTGCAGTTTACCACCAATACGTCTACTATCACTCCACCCAGTTTTAAATCCACAGTTAAAACAGTTGTATTGGAAATGATCATCCTCAAAACGTATACCGCCTCTGCCACGCTTGTCCGGGCTGTGTCCACGCTTACTGCACATTGGACAATTACCACTGATCCATCCGCTAGGAGTTTGTTTCCAGCCAGCAGGCATTTGCTGGCGAATAAAGTCTAAAACTATCATGTTTATATATTAACTTCTATAGGTAACTTTGTCAAGTGTTCCAGTGTTTCCACTATCAGGCGTATGAACCAATCTAACATATGTATACATTCCATACCAGGTATGATAAGCACTACCTGTTTTACTTGTAACAGTATAGCTTTGTCCTTGGATATCAAACCAATCAGCATTTTGTGGTTGTAAACTTAATGAAGCTTGCATCTTATAATCGCCAGTGTAGTCTGTGAATGCTACAAAAATTGTGTGCAATCCACTTTTGCTATTATTAAGTACAGGGCCATCCATCCTACCGCCAATGAAATCATCTCCGTTGGGTTGGAATACTGTTACTTCTTCGCTCTTTCTAAACTGTGCTAGAGCATCATCTCTTACTTCTAATACAAAAGTAATTCTATGATTTTGATCACTTGCACCTCCGTAAAATCCTGGTGTGCTATCGACTGTATAAGTAACTACGAGATCATAAGTTTTCTCATCAAGAAGAATTGTTTCTTCGTGGTCTAACTTGAGTACAAGATGACCTTTATCGTAATCAGTGGGGATAAGAGTTTTAATCAAAACCTGTGCTTTATTTGTTCTATCAATAATGGTAGCAGTATAGGTTTTATGATGTAGTGATTGTGGTTTGCGATCAGTGTCCTTTGTAAATAAATCAAAGTCGTGATTCAATCCTCTATATACAACCAATGGCTTGTGATTGTCTGGACCGTAGTAGGTCGTACCTCGTCTCTGAGGCACAAGAACTTCTGCTCTTTGGTTATATTGATATACAGTTGCTTGATACATGTGTCTAATCCTTACTACTATTTATTTGACTAAGTATATATGATGAACAACATTCCTAAGAAATATCAGGATCTGCTAGATGAATTTCCATTTCTAACACTTATTAAGTATGGCGGAAATGAATATGTGGGCATTATCCAGAATATGGATAATAACCTAGCTAGTATGTACAATTTTGAAAATATAAAGAATGTAGCTGATAAACGTGAATTTTTAGAAATTGGTGAAGAATGGTGGTGGGGTACCAATAGAATGATACCTATTAACATTATCTTCAAAACAAATTTTGAAAAATTTAGAAGTTGCCTGCTTACATTTAGTATCAAAGATTTTGAAGTACTTCACGGTCCTACAATCAGTTTAAATAACATAATTCAGAAAAGAGTTAAGAGACGTAATATACAATTAGTTCGCAGAATGTAATTGTTCACATAACAAATTCATGTGTACAACTACAACCATTGCGTAACTAATTGCGTGGGCTTTCTTAAAGTAATAAGCCTTGTTATCGTTTAGTGGTTTTGTCCACACTTCTTTCATTATCGTTGGCCACCCTTTGTCCTGTAGATGGCGTTTCGCTGGTCTTATAATCGCCAGTGTCGCGGCTAAATGCTCTACCGAGGTAGGCTTCAATTGTTTTAATAGTTTGTCGTGCCCGCTTAGATGAAACACTTTGTCTGCGAAGTCTTTGTGCTCCAGAAGTTCCCATATTGGTTCCCTTTCCATTAATTCTCTGAGATGATCGTCATCCTTTACATCTTTGTATATGCTAACGTTCAACAGATCCAGTTTAAAGAATCCATGATCGTCAGCTTCAGTATGTTCAACCGTACAGATGTCAGTAAATGGATTACTTGGTACTCTATGAAAATATACACCTGTGTTGTGCTTGCGTTGTTTTAATTTGGCTGGCGTATGTTTGAACAATCCTAAAACTTGTGTTCTATCAGCAAAGTCTATGTCAATATCAGGTAGTCCCATCAATCATCTCCTGTACAAAATTAGCATCATGTGGATTGAGTTGACGCTTCTTACTCCAATAATCTGCATCAAGACACTTTGCAATTCTAGCAACACATTCGCCTGGCATGCTTTCAATAGCACGTTCAGCTCGTCTACTACTTATAATGATCCATGGACTTATCTTGCCCATTTCAACCCAGTCAGCGATTATATACCCGCTAGCTGTTTCCCAAAAATTTTCAAAGTATTCTGTTTGTGCGGCATGTTCTACAAATCTTTCTAATGCACGTTCTACACTTTCACGTTTACAATGATCCTGCACAAACAACAAATACATTTTATCAGTGGGCCAATCTTTTAGTTTGACTTTGTTTTTTATTAACCAACGTGTAAACTGCTCTTGGTCAATTACTTTGGTGTTCAAACAATATGCACCAAACTTTACAAAAGCTGTATAATATTGACTGTCCACAAAATCTTTATACTCTTTGGGCTTGCTTTGCATTTCAATTCTATAAAATAAATCATAGCTACTAAACCCAACCAAGACATCTTGATTATCTTTTGCTTGCCAGCGTCTTTTCTTTTCACAACTGTGGGCTAGTAGAGTGCTTTCTTTTTGAAAACTCTTCTTACAATATTCACAAGTAAATTTGCCTTTTGTCACTTGTATGCTTCCTAGTTGTGTTACCAATTGTTCTGCTGTGGTCATTTTTTAAACAGCTCTTTGATTTGTTTCTTATCCATACCCATTTCTTCAGCTAGGTCTTTAAAAACTTGGACATCATTTGTACTTACCATTAGTTCTAGTTCATCGTCATTGTATATTGGATACAGTTCTTGTAACCATTTAATAAGTTTACCTTGCTTACCTTTTTTCTGTTTACTAGGTGGTATCCAAGGATGGAACTGTGTACTACCTAACCCAACACACTGTAACAACTTGTGTTGCAGTTGAGGGTCACGTCTTAGTATGTTATAGTGTCTATTAACCAATTCATTTGTTAGTGCCAAGTAATGATACTCTATATCAGGATTCTTAGTTTGCACTGCACTGGTGTAACGCATTAGTATAAAGATGCCAACTTTCTTTTGTTCTTCTTCAGTCAAGCTATCCCACCAACCTCTATCACGTTGGTCTATTGCTCGCATCTCTTCTTTTATGCTCAGTTTATCTACCAAAATCCAAGTACCCTTCCGTTACCTATTATTATAAAGCCACATGTACAAATATGCAAGACAATCCAGAACGTTCTGAACCATAATGCCTTGTGTACATCATCTTGTGTGATAGGTAGAAACTCTGGCTTGTCGTCATCGTCTAGTCCGACAGGCATGCCAACAGTTCTACTCCATAATTTTAACCAACGTCTTTGTCCACTCATCCGAATAAAAATCCGCTCCAAAAGCTGAGTATCCAAATAACTGGTGTTAGCTGTATTAGTGCATTCACAGCCGTTTCTATATGATCTACCATAAATCCTCCGTGTTTAATACATCTGGTATTTTGTTTGTTTCTTTAACAAAGAATATACAATCACTGTTGGGTTTATCTGTAAGTGGAACAGTAAGTATATGTCCAAATTTAAGTTTAGGAAAATACCATTTTACTTCTTGATAAATGTTTATAATTTCTATCTCAGTGAACGATGGAAGAAACCCAGTAAGTGGATTAAAAACAAAGGCTTTAAATCCTCTGTCATTTAAACTTGTTACTGGTAATACTTCAGGGTCACCTACTGTAGGATCACAAACAATAAGACTCCAATCTAACGGAACCTTAACTTGATATCGTCCTACTTGCAACACAGCCGCAGGACTACTAAAACTTTCTAAAAAGACCAAAGGTACAAAAATATAATCCGCTTCCTTAGGATTGCTATAGTCTAATACACAATATCTGATATCTTCTATTTCTTCGGGCACCATATCCAAATCATATGATTGGTTTTCTACAGTTAATATCTTCGTCATTTATAATCTACCTTCTCAATATGAAAGGGATACTTGGCTTCTCGATAAAATTTCTTTCGCTCAGTCAAATGTCTCTTACTAAATTTTGCACTACTGGTTATATCCCATATTTGTACATGGTCTTTATCCTGTGCTTTTCTTATTCCTCTTCCTATACTTTGTATAACTCTGACAAAACTTTTGCCAGGCTCAAGAAGCACAAGATTAAATATGCGAGGAATGTTAATACCGACAGCCGCAACTCCGTATGTTGCCACAATGATTTTATTGTTTGTATCGCTGATTTCGTCATACTCTTCTTTTCTATTTTTACTTTTCATACTACCACTTACAAACACAGTATCTTCACCTAAACGTTCTACAAGTCCTTCGCCTGCCTTAATACGGTCCACTAATACAAGTGTATTACCACTTTCGCTGAAACGTTGTATAATAGTTGCCATATAATCTAAACGTTCTTTATTCGTAGTTAGATATGTTAGTTCGCTTTGATAATCTCTATATGCTACATCTTCTTGTAACTGGATAACGTTTACATCACAGTTTGCAAGTACACCCATGTCTTGTAGTTCATGTGCTGATAGTGCATTTACAACTTCACCTAAACTTATCTCTAAACTTAAACGTTCGTGATCTGCTTTGGGTATTGTACCTGTTAGCCCCCAACGAATTGGAATATTGCTGAATGCACCAGTTAGCAGTTTCTTTAATACGTCTGCTTTAGCTTGGTGTACTTCATCAACCATAACACATACAACACCCTCCGCAAAATCGTGTAACCCACTGTCGCTCAGTCCGTCTCTGAATCTTTTCTCTAGAACATTTAAACTCTGCCAAGTACATATGGTATGAGTTTTACCCAACTCTTTTCTATCACCAAAATAGACTCCTACATCAAGTCCCAAATTTACATAATCAGTCTCAGTTTGCGTTACCAAGTCTTTATTGGGTACTATGACTATCGTTCGACCATAGGGTTCACACTTGTAACTCAGTGCCGCGGTAATAAGTGTTTTACCTGCACCAGTTGCTATTTCTTGTAAACAGTGTGGCGTTTCCAAGAATTGATTTATAACTGAAACTTGATAGTCACGCAATACTATAGGTTCACCAGCGGCTGGATGTTTTTTGGGCCAGACCCTGTCTCGGAACAAATCTTCAGTTACTAAACCAAATTGAAAACTATGTGGTTCTCTTTCGTCCTCTATATCAATATGATATCCTTCTTCTTCGAGTACGGGGAGGATATGAGGCAAACAATTTACAAATGTCGTGCCACCCATGGTAAAAAATCCTACACATCCGTCCCATCTTCCTAGCTTGTATGCAGGAACATGATAGGCGTAGGGCAAAAAGAACTTTAACTTCTTTTCGAGTTTACGACGAGTAGTCAAGGCCAAACCTTCAAACTTACAGTTGACCTCGTCTTTGAGAATCAGTTTTGTTTTCATGTAATTATAATACGTTCAATTTTTGCGTTTGTCAATAGCGAGGTAAACTAGCTTTTGCTTGAAGATCGTTGGCGTGATTTTCCATTCGTTGCAATCGCATCTGTAGTTCGCCAATCTCTTCTTTTAACTTTTCAATTTCTTGGTCTTTTATTTTTAGTTCTGCTAGTCCTCGGTACCCATACTCTGTATAACCATCTTCCATATTTTTATCCGCTTACATAAGGTTTGCCATCTTTAAATTTGGCATAAAAGTTTTTCTGTGAATGAATTTTTCCAAGTAGTTCTTGTATCTCATCCATTTCTGCCTTGAGTTGAGGAGAAGTTTCTCCTTGTGCAATAGCAATCCCTCTGCGTCCTGCTTTTGCTCTTAATGCTATTTCTATAATTTCTATATCTCTTATTGATAGTTTAAATGTTGTATTTGCTTTAACCAATTATCTTTCCCTATAATCATAAATCAAGTTTGCACTAAGGCACATCCTAGTACTGTCTGTGGTATTTTGCTCAACACCATGTTCCAACCAACTTGGAAATAACAAAAGTTTTCTTTCCTCTGGCTGTATTTTATATCTACTGCCCAAAAATTCTGTTGTGGCTGTAATCTTTGCTGGTGTAGGACTCATTACATAAAAATGTCCATCTTCGCCATTGGTTGAAAGATAGTATGCAATGCTAATACTACTAGATCCGTGTGAATGCTGTTCTGCATAGTCACCTTTATAGTATCTGGTTATCCAACTCTGTCTAAAAAAATTACCAAATGCTTGTCCAGTGTGTTGACAATAAGCACCGCAATGGTGTCCAAGTTCTTCGTTGAATTCTGTTAATTCATATTCGCTTATAACATCACCGTGGAAGTCTGGGTCACCATGTCGTAAACTAACATTCATGTCATGAGCTTTATTGGATAAAGGAACCTTTCCCCATTGCATATCTTTAATTTTTTCTAAAGTTTTGTTATGAGTTTCTTCACTCATGTATCCAATATAAACAGGTGTGGGAAATAATTCTACAGTTTCTCCTAATTGCATATCTCTACTTTCATTACTACTTATAAAAAGAAGGGACTAGTAAGAGTTCTTACTAGCCCCCAAGTCCTAACTGGTGTGAGTGAGAGTGACGCAGACAGAGGAGTACACCAGTTAGTGTTTAAATGTCCTTTTATTGTAAGTGAGAATGGACATTTAAATTCTTTAGCCCCGTTTCATACAAGTGGACTCTGCATAACTCTTCCACTTTGAGGCATTCATTTTCTTAAGGTCGGCAATTTTGAGTACCATTCTCAAACTCATCTCCCTAAGTTTATTCTTGTTAGTGTAGATGTAATCCATTAGATCCTTTTGTTCATCTTCACCAAATTTGTATTCATTAAGCATACCGTCAGCAACGATTTGTTTACAACGTAGGAACTTGTCTCGCATTGTGTCTAGTGTCAAATCCAAATAGTGACAACGTGACATAATAGCATCCAAGTGATCCTTCAACTTGCCTCGAGTACGTTCAAACTTTACGTTAGTAATAAAGATGATCGAACCTTTAAATTCAAACTGATCCGGAACACCATTATTAGCAAGTGCTCTACTCTCTGAACGCCAGCTTAGTGTTCGCTTAGGGCTACTATCTAATGCCGCTTTTAGCAAGTTCAAACTAAGTTCGTCATACAGTACACTATCACAATCGTCTAGCACTAGTACACTACCATTAGCACTGTAATCATATAGCAACTGGTAAAGTCCGATAGGTGTTGCCGCACCTTTCTCAACTCCGAATTTACGCAAACTGTCCTGGCTCAACTTCTTCATAATGCCAGCTTCTTTGAGTACCTTCTCAACTCCAAACGATTTACCAACACCTGGAGGTCCAGTAACTACCATACCGCGAACGACCCCATCACATGCCGCATAAGTCATGTCTTCTAGGATCTCAAATCGCTCCCTCAATCGCTCGATGATTTCATCATCTGTTTCAGCTTGGGCGGTTTCAGCTGAAGCAACAATCTCGCCATCTTTTAGCATTTCAAAGTCATCCTTGCTAACAACTTTGATCCGAATGGACCGATCAGGGAATCCGGTAACTGCACTTCCATCAACTGTAATGAAGTTACCGTTTTTGCCTTCTTTATAATCTTTTACTAAAGGAAACACTGCGTCCTTAATTTCTATGTTACGGTATGTTCCGCTAACAATTTTTACGTCTGTTGTTGTCTGCATTGGTTCTCACTCCTTTTTAACAACTTATATATACATAATAACATCATTACAGATGTTGTCAACCTTTTTTATTATCCTTTTTAGGAAAAAACTGCATTAATTATTGTTCTAAAACCCACTGCTTCATAATTAGGGTGTACTGCTTTGTGAGGCATACGACTGTGAAATAATACTATTCGACCAGGTACATATTCACTACAGTATTCAATATCTTTCAAATCTGGAGTTTTAAAAATAGTTTGTCCATCCCAATCTGGATCCCATTTTAAATTTGGATAAAATAACATACTAATTGCATTTGGTTGCATAGCATCAGCATGGTATCTGTACATTTCTCTGCCGGTATGCAAATTACACCAGGAACGATGATGTTTTCTTTCACCAAGATGTTTTTGTACATGTTTCCAGTTAGGGTGTCTTTCTAAACCAAAGTAGTCCCAATCTTGTTTTTTGAAACTGTTAGACAAAACACTTTGACTTTTAAATTCAGTTACTTGACTATCCCATTGGGTCTTAAAACTATATGGTAGTTCATACAGTTGATTCATCATTATTGATCTATCATTAAAGTTAAACAAGTCATCAATGATGACCAACTTTAATCCAGACTTTGTATCTATTATTTGTTCTTTCATTGCTCTATTCTTACATAATTAAAAACAGTCTCTTTACAGTTACTGAATTTACTAATATCATGCGTCTTAACTTTTCCTGTTAAGATCACATCTTTACCTTCAATAATTCCTTGTATGTCAGGTTCACGGTTAAAGAAAAACTTTACGATGTTGTTTTCTTTTGTCAAACAGGTTACCAAATGAATATTGTATTTGGCAATAAACTTTACATCTTTAATGAAAGCTGGAAAACGCAACCGCTCTCCAATCTTACCAACAAAGTCACTGCCTTTACGATGCTTGTCAAAAAAGTCATCTAGTCCTTGACGTTTCTGTAGCACACGAAAACTATTGGGCAAACTCGCTAATACTGCAACACCAAACTTCTCTACAGTGTCGCCAGCGATACTTTGTAGTACATTACTTTCAAAGTCATTTATATTACCGCTAAGTTTTTTAGCAATAAGTTCTTGCTTGAATTCATCTACAATTTGATCAGCTTGAGCAACTGTATCTTCACTGATGGTCATCACATCAGATGCACCTTCTAGCATATTAAGAATTGCTGTCTTGTTATCATTGACCTGCTTGTCAGACTCACGATCAAAATAACCAAATCCACTTTTGATAAAACCTTGTGCTTTATCAACTTCGATAGCCAGTTCTAAAACTTGACGTGTATTGTATTGTGCTTTTTGACGTGCCATGTTCTTGTCCTCTGTTCTCAATTTATGTCTTAGATAATAATACAAAATTGTGATCTTGTCAACTAGAATATTAGGAAAAGTATTAATAATGCAAAAACTGATATGCAAAAAATATCAACTATTTTTTGTATAAAGATAGCTGGTCTCATAACAAAAGTACCAAATGTCCAACCAATTGCAAATAAAAGTTTATCCATAACGTCCTCTTTTCTAATTATGTATACAGTATAGCACCAAGACGTCTTATTGTCAACCTTTTATGGCTCAGAAATTGCAGTAGCATTCATATCAACAGGAGACACTGCATGTGGATCAACATATATATTATCTTGTTCAAGTATATATGGAGCGAAATATAAACTTACTCTACTGGTTCTGCCATGTGGACCTGCATCATAAAGATTGTATTCTGGATAGTTTTTGTTGGTTATAAAATTAGAATGGAACTCTGTTGTTAAATCCAATGGTGAATTTTTAGTAAAACTATTGTAAAGTTTATCGGTCAATACTGCATGATTTTCTGGTGTCAAATGTCCTACCCTGCCGTCCCAGCCTCCGCAGACATCCATAAAACTCTGCCAACGTTTAGCTTTGGCTTTTTCTACACCAGGCGGTGCCCAGTCTGGCATATGAGCCCAATCTGGTAACCATTTTTTCAATTTAAATTCTTCCATACTAACATCATTTAAACTGCCTTTAGTTTCGAAGTTTACATTATATTGTTCTACTTCTGGATTATTGTAAGCCGGAATGCTTATTAAATTCCATCCGTTGTGTTGAAAGTCTTTGAACCAAGCGGCTATTGCACTTCCATACAAACCTTCTAAATCTTTTCTTGCAATACCAATAGCATAATCTTTGGCGATAGCTAGTTGTGCTCTTACTCTCTTTTGGGTATCACTGTGATCAGCAATTTTAGAACCCAATGTGTTTTCAAGCCATTGCCAATTTACATCTCCAGTTTTAAAATCTATAAAATTAATAAAGTTGGTCATCTCAGGTAATTCAGGGACAAACCAACGTCTACTAGCTTCTGTATGAATACATACAATATAATCGTCTTTACTAATATGATCCTGGTCCATTAAATTTTTAAAATGATGTTGCATTACATCTAAGCTACTACCCGGTATACCAATCATAGTACATTTATCACAACCTAATTTTCTGCTGAGTTGGAAATACCACATGTCTTCTTTATTTGGTTCAT